CCGCTCCGGTATAAGTTGTACGCACTACATCGTCGATCGCATTTTCTTCCGTACTTCCCTCGTCAATAATTGTGTTCCGTGCTTGTGTGGTAATTGAAAAATCAATCTCACTTAATGGTCGAGCTGTGATTTTTCCCCCAGTTGCTCTGCCTCGTATTGTAATCATATGCCTTTGAACATGTTTTGTGAGCCGCGCCAATTATACAGCCTCGTGATTTCACTTTGCGACAGCGCCCGGCTGTAGATGCGGACATCGTCGAGAGAACCTTTAAATGGAGTACCAGCGATATCGCCTGATGAGTACCCAATGTACAGTTGGTCGTTATTTTGTATGAAACTACCCGTCAATGATTGGGTATTCACTAAAGCTCCGTCTTGATATGTCTTTAAAGAAGTCCCATCCCAAGTTAACGTAACATAGCTCCACTCATCCTGAGTCATACCTAGGCCCGTAAAGAGAGCTGCCGGCGAAGTCCCATAAGGTCTCAGTCGTATCTCCCCCTCTGTCTTCAACTGCAAATAATAAGATTGAGATTTAAATAGTAATACTGTGATAGCGCTCAGATCTGGCTTTATCCAAAAGGACCAGGTCACGTTATTGGTATCTACATCTCCGACATTAACGTAATCCCCATTGCCATCAAACGAAAATCCTTGGCCAATTTTGCCAATTGTTGGTGTTGGATTGCCACTAATTGTCCCCGTATAACCATTGCCACTGGTATCGGCAACTGTTGTTGAAGTCACATATCGCGGGTCAAAAGTATAATGAGCTACTAATCCATCTATGATTGACATATTTTATATTTATTTTACGCCGCCACAACATCCCACTTACTGTCGGCACTATTGTATATACACTGAATGTACATTGTTTCACTCACGACTGTGGTAGCCGGCAAAACTAAATTTATCCCCCTATAGATAGCATTCCATGTCAGCGTTCGCGCAGTACCGTTATCAAGTATCCGTAAGAGTAATTTTTGTCCATCTGTTGGTGTCCCAGTTGGCGCAAGAATAGTAGCATTAGCGTCTAACGCAGTCACAGTGTACATATCACTACTATCGCCTGTTGGTGTGATATTGCCACTCCCATCTACTGTCGCTGTCGTGCCGACACGTGGTGGTATATATGTTTGGTCGCCGGTATTCGTTCCTGATTGATTGTCAAGATTAGCTTTGTCTCCCGAGACAAAGCTCGCGGCCTCCGATGCTGTGAAGACAGGATCGCTTTCTGTAGTGAGATATGTTGAGCTATCTAGGGAGCCGTCGCCTTTAATGAATTGCGCCGATGTGCCTATTCCAGTAGATGTCAAAACTTTAGACCCACTGGAGAACACTACTTTTGAGGCAGTGAGCCCGCTATCTGTGATGTTTGCGAACGTCGGTGAGCTGTTTGTTGCTACGCTCTGGTTGAGCGTTACGTTAGCAGAGAGTGTTAATGTTCTGTCAGCATCCCCTGTGGTGAAAGTAAGAGTTCGGTTGGCGGTGAGATTAGACCCGGGTTTGAACGTCAAATAATGCGATAAATCCGTGTCTGCAATTCTGAAACCGGCGTTAAGTTTAATCGTGAAAGGTATAGGTGAAGTTTGGGGGTCAAAAAGAAATTGAGAGCCAAAACCGTCAGGAACCACACCTATCATTATATTAAAAATGCCAGTAGATGGGTTTGACCAATATAAACTACCAACATTTAGATTTCCCAAAAGACCTATTCTATCTGTGCCAGATGGTGTTAATGTTGGATATCCAGCGCTATTGCTGATGTCAATATAATGAGTGCCCGCTGTGTTTTGGAAACGAACATTCCCAGCCCATAAAAGCCTATCAGTTGTGAATTGAAATTGTGGGTATGTTAATATAGAAGTCACCGTCACTTCAGCTCCAGCGCTTTCATTTGTCCAAATTGAGCTCGTAAGTGATAAAGATGTTGCACTTACTCCAGTTAATGTATATGGACCGGTATTAACGCTACCCGTAACGGTAATTACCATACCCGTCACGAAACCATCATCAACCCAACTACCAGTAACTCGGTTTATTCTACGAGACAATCCAAAAATCGTGCTGAATGATATATCAGTTCCTGTTGTGATTATTGGAGTGGGTGCAATTCCAATCGTGCCATCTGCTGGAATATAGTTCACATCATAGAGTTCGCTCTGCATCGCATTTCCACCACCGGTTATACCATCTCCAATACGAAGCTGATTAGTGTCGGTTGTCACGGCTACTTCTCCACCCTGTAGCACAATAGCGTCTATCTCTGTGGCCGTACCTGAGCGAGGAATTAAAATGCCCTCTAAGTCGCCGTCAGCATTTAGTTTAGCGACCTCACGCCATTCTGCTGTGGTTGGTGTCGTATCACGCACTTGGAACAATCCACCGTCATTAGTATTGAGCCACAAATCTCCAATTGTGAATGTTCCATTTCCTGAAGTGTTGGCGCTGTCATCATTGGCCGTTGGATTGGCACCGGCTTTGTGTTGTGGTACATAACCTGAGAGGTCAACCCCATCATAATTGTCAGCATATACATTGGCCCAACGTTTTGTATTTGATCCTAAATCATAAGTACTGTCAGCAAAAGGTAGCAAATCTCTATAACTTGCTGATGTTGGCGCACCTAGAGTTGCTTCCGGCTCTTGGTAGTTTGCATACCATAATCTTTTTATAAATCTTTTTATTTTGTCAAGCATTATATTGTATATTGTGCAATTAACGTTGATCCGCTAGTCGGTGCTTCTGGTAACTGCACATTATTAAGTGTGAGTACTTTTCCTGAAATGGTGAAGTCAACAGTCGGGCGAAGTACTGAAGGGAAGTCGGAGCATAGCAGAATGAATTTTGTGATCGCTTTTGGTTTTTTGGTCAAAGTAAAGACATAAGTTATCCCATTTGTTTGATCCGATATATCATCAATATAGAAAATATCGCCTCCACCACGATGAATAGTGCCCGCAGTTTCTACACTCTTGTTTTTCGGTAGATTTTTAATGTGCTTGGCGTCTATCTGTTTGTCTGGTGTTACTGGTAACTCGTTGATACCGGCAACAATTTGCGCTGGTGTTTTCTGTTCTGGCACTTGGCTGATGACTCTGTCAACCATTGTCTTAATATCTTCTGGAGTAAAATAGTCCACATATTTTTTAGGTGTCATACCATCTTTTATTTCTGGTATTTCAATTTTGGCAAAGACCATCCGAATGATCTCTTGTATTTCTGTTTGGGTAAAATAGTCTTTACCTTTCTGAGGTGTGTATCCCGGCTCTCCTGGAAGCCCATCATTATAGTCTATTCCTTTTTGCGGAGTGTAGCCGTCCTCTGGTTGCCTAATGCTAGCAAATACTTGGCCCGAAACATAATCTAAAACAGCTTTATTGTGCAGTATTCCGCCGACTACTTCTTTGAGAATATCCGGCAACACTGAATCAATGGCTTTTTTAAGGATCCCATCAAACTGTTTATCTATTGAGCCAGAAAAAAGCCCCTGTAAAGCCGTTATTGGGTCTTTTTTGAGGGCTTCTTTCATTCGCATTCCTTGTTTAATTTGTTCGATAGTTGACATTTATGTTGCTTTTATTCTACGTTGTGGTATAGTGTAAATGTGATAAACCACATAGCACTAGCTATCGTATATTGGGTATTTTTATTTCTGCAATGGGTTTTGTATTGGATAATGCCTCCTGAATTGCTCGAGCACCAACAAACTTTGGAGAAGTGAGTTTCATGCCAGCCGCTGCGCCCCCAACAGCTCCAACAACAGGCATTCCTACCATAGACCCAAATCCCGCTCCTAATCCACCAAATCCATACGTCATAAGCATATCCTTTACCCTACCCGAAGTTGGAGCTTGCGTAAGCATTAGTTTTTTTGCGTCACTGATTGCCTGACTTGATGCCACTAAATCCATATCAAGTATATTTGAATAATTATTGATTTTATTTTGTAACGCACCTTTATTTAGATTGTTTATGTTCGCTAAGAATTGTTCAGCGGTATCTTTCACAACCCCATCTGGTCCTATAATTTTATTTCCAAGATTTATTTTAAGGTCAGAAACATTTGAGTAGTAAGTATAAGCATCTTTTAATTCGCCGGACAATAGATTCCTGATACGATTTTCAGTTGCCTCCTTGAGCTCCATAACAGCAACATGATATGGTGTTGCTCCTGCCGCGTCAGATACTCTTCTGTAATATGTCGAAAATTTTTGGTCTAAAGCTATCAATTCGTCAGAACTTATATTTCGTGCTGACCGAATGTCCCCTATAAGTTCATTTAGATTTGAAATTTCAGAAGAGGAAAATGGGCTATATCGTCCTTTTTTAAGTTTGTACCCTGTTATTTTACCACTCCTATCTCTGGCTTCTATGAATTTAATATCTTTCCCAGTTTTGAAACTATCGACTGAATCAAACACCTCTTTTATTCTTGCTCCAACATCAAATTTTTCCCCTTTTTCGACATAAGATTTTGCGGTTTCCGAGAATTTTATTTTTGCATCATCTGAAAGAGATGTGATCCTGTCAGAAACATCCTGTGCGAGATTGATATATGGATTTTTAGTTCCAGTCTCAAGTGTTTCTATTGCCGATTTCACTTCAGCTGGATAACTTCCAGAGCGGAGACGTGATGTTTTATCATTATTTTCAAGTCGCCTAAACACCTGTTCATCTATGTTTGTAAAGATTGACCTCATTTTTGCCTTGTCTGGCAATGCTTCAACAAGTTTTCTTTTTGTTGCTGTAGCAACATTTTTCAAATCAACAGCCAGATCACCTGTTTCTTTTATAACTTTTTGTGCGATATTTCCTGCTGTTTTTGTGACCGGCCTTGCTACTGTAGATATGACATCTGTTTTTATTGCTCCAGTTTTCTTGCCACCATACAGAAGTGTCGGTATAAATAAAGGATCCTCAATACCTATTTTTGCAATATCTGTCCCTACATCAGTCAGTGCTTTCCCCGGATCGTCCAGTAGCGCATTGTACGCTTTCTCTAGGCCACCATATATTTTTTCTCCAAGTTTTAAGTATGTATCAGCAAAGCCACCGAGCACATCTTTTGTCCCATCTACAACACCTCTATTTCTCAAAATATCTCTACTAGCGATTACGCTTTCAACTATATTTTTTCCGATGTTCACTGGACTTTCAATATCAAATGGATTGACCGGCGCAATAGACATTCTGGCTATGTCTCTAGCAGAACTTGGTATGTTGCCGGCTACTTTGGTTAAGTTAGGCAGAATAGACTCAGCACCACCTAGATCGGCCTTGAATGACGGTCCAGTTTTACTTAAAAAATCTTTTTCTTCTTCCGCCGGCATAGTTGTCATGTTTGCATTTGGAGTAGCAGTGGTTGTTGGTCTGCCTGCCCAAGATAAATCAATCCCCGAATTATTAGCTTCTTCGTCGTATATTCCAGATTCAATAGCTTTTCTGGTTTTTTTGGCAATATCCGATGTCGGATTCGCCTTCGAGTATTCAATTAGTTCTTGCAGTGTGGCCATGTTTTTTATTGTTGTTTGCCCCAAAAATCTTCATCTGGTAATGCAAAATTGTCTAATTCGTCTTTCAAAACAGCGTTTTCAAATGATGGCGTAATTTTTGAATAAACACCTATCTTAGTCGTTGGGTCTTTGATATTCTCGCGCGATAATTCAGGCAATACTACCATTTGTCTTTGCGAATTAAGACGAGTGAGTGGATCATCTACCAATTCAGACATCTTTGTCGCCCAAGTTGAAGCGGCCTCATTCATTTGTGGCACGTTCGCCGCAACTAGTCTATTCCATTCAGTGTCAGTCAGGGCAGATCCAGCACGTTTATTAACCATACTTGCGGTTAGAGATGTTATTTTGGCTTTTATCTTTACCGAGTCTCCTGCGAGTCCAAATCCTCCAAATTTTTTGTTTATCCAAGCTCCAAAATTACCTGAGAAGGCGCCCACTTCATTAGACCAGCCAGCACCTAAGAGTGCGGTTATCTCGTCTACCTTATCAGACACATATTTGACATCAGATTCAGTCACAAAAGTATCTGACCCTACGAGCTTTTGAGCCTCCTGCATCTTAAAGTTTTCAACTTTTTGAATTGCGGCTGAGTCTTGCCCGGCGTTAATAAGACGAGATAGCCCAAGCATATCAAATCCCGCAAGTCCTTCTTCGCTGGTTGTCGCTAGAAGTGAATTTTTAAGTGATTCAGCAAGTGGTCTATTTCTCTCAATTTTGAAACCAAGCACGTCGTCAATAATTTCATTCTCGCTCTTGCCTTGGGCCATACCACTCGTAATAAATCCCTGTACTCTTTCACTTTCTGCATCTGAGATTCTTGTCCCATAAATCTGTTTTCCTAGCCGAGCGACCAGAATGTTGCTATCGTAAGTGTCCATTCCCGGCACAGCTCCTCCTTTTATAACTGTTTTTGATCCCGCTCCAGTTTCAACCCATTTCAGATACGCTTCTAGTTGTTGATTTTCTGGTAAATTAGTGATTGATTCTGGGAGTGCGTTAGGTGTGTCTTTAAGAATGAAGAAGTTTTTGGAGTCTCCAGTCAATTTGTCGACTGCACCCTCTTTAATTCCTAGTGATTTGCCCATTGATTCAAGTGAAGACGATATGTCTTCAATAGTTATATCTGCCCTACTCTCTCTAACCTTTGTAAAAATGCTTACAATATCAGTGTCTCCATCTGAAATTGCGCTTAATATGGCTGCATCCTTGTCTGATTTTACAATTGATTCATCCTTTTTTTCTGTTGTTTTTTGACTAGCGGCCTGTAAAATCTTCGTCATATTATCGAAATCCTGCTGTTGGTTTGCACGTTCAGTCTGAATACGACTATTGATCACATCAGCCATCTGAAAATCAAAGTTTGCCAAAGCATCCTCCATTTGCACTTCAAGTGTGGCAATCTTCTTGCTGTTCTCATTGGAGATATACTTCATAAACGCCTGCGCCGAAGAAGAAAAACGTCTGCCAGTACCTAATTGCGCGCTAAGTGTTCTCTGTTCTTCCGCACCAAGTCCTTTTTGTTCTTCAATTTTCTGTTGGTAATTAGCTTCGATTGTTGCTCTTAGTGGATTATATTGTGCTTCTGTTTGAGCTTTAATGTCTGCCTCATCCACCGCAGGCAATGACGCTGATAGAAGCTTAGAATAATCAGTCTCTGCACTACCACCTTGGTTTGCGAGTTCTGGTTGATCGGGCAACTGAATACCGTAATCCCCCGATGTCGATGTGCCACCCGGTGCTACACCATAGCTTTTTCCGTTGATATAATAATTACCATTAGCAGAAAGCACCGCTCCAGTTGGTGCGACCGCAAGTTGTCCCGATTCTGTGAGTTCCCTACCGAAGGCGTCTATGGACATGGTGGTTATCTTATCCAGTTAATAAACCCGTTATAAATGGTGAATGTGTCACTTATATTTTGCGCGAAAGTAATTACAAGTGTTTGGGCAGATGTCGCGTCTTCAACTGCTGAACCATTACCAAACATGCTGACGCTTGGATTGCCTGATGTTGTTACGACGACAATATCATTAAGTTGTCCTAAAAATCTAACAGAACAGATTTGCGCACTTGATGAATTGTTTGCTTGAATTATTATTTCAATTTTTCCATACAAAGTGGTATCGGTATTTGCGTCGGGTGTAACAGTTGCTGTTCCACAAGTTGTTCCACCGTAAGCAAGAGTTATAGTTTTTTCAGTAGTCGCCACACTTCTCAAACTTGCCATAAATTCACCAGATATACCATTCGTTCCAGTAATTATATTGGCAGGGATTGTTGTGGTTAGAATTGTATGGCTTGTTGCCCCGGTAAAGACAGAAGGTGTTGTTGTCGCGAATAATTTATTTGTAGTGCTTGCCCACGAAAGTACACCCGATGCGTTAGATGTCAACGAATATCCACTAGCCGTTGCATCAGCGCTCGGAAATTGGTAGGAAATGCCATTGAGTGTGAGTGGCGCAGATGCCACGCCAGAAGCAGCAATAGTTGTTGTTGCTGTACTTGTAAGTCCACCAGAGAAACTAAACGCCTCGCTCAAATCCAGCCACGTCTGCTTGATGTAGCGTCCCAAGGAAGCCACTATATTGCCCGTAGCAGTGCTTGCATTAGGGGTAGAGGTAGCCAAGGAGCCCGGAAGCACTAAGCGTGCTCCTGTGGAGCCTAGGGATGTTCCAGCGGCCGCTTCTGCGGCGGTGGATAGCTCAATCACTCCTTTTGTCGTCTCATTTGCGTCTGGGGCCGATACAAGGGCTACACCATCCACATAAGACTTAATCGCCACTTGGCTATCGGTTGTTGGCGTTGGCGCAAGAGGAGACGCGGAGAATGTTTTTATTCCTGAAATAGTCTGTGCATCATCTACATTAACATATTGCTGATTGATATAGTGGTCATCGTTTGAGATGATGACAGTCTCACCTATTGCATGTTGCTTTTTGTTTGCCGTGATAGCGACATTTTCAGTGAACGAAAGTCCGCGATTGATGATTGTCCATGTTGCTGTTGTGCCTGATACCGATACGGCCGACACGCTGATTTTTTCTTCATTTGCCGCACCCGGATTGATTGTAAATACGGCGAAGTCTCCAATTTTAGCGGTGGTTAGGGTCGAACTGTCTTTTGCTGTACCCGGAGTCGTGTTAAAGGTTGACTCTGACCCGCCTTCACTGAGTCTGGTCAAAAGTTTCCCGGTATAGGATGACGGCCTAAACGCACCTAATTCAGCGTCTAGCTCTGCTTGCGTTGTCGAGATGCCGTCAAGTATTTCTTGTTGCTGAGTATTTTTTGAATACAAATCATATCCAAAAACGCTCGCTCCAATTATTGAAGCAATTATGATGAGGGTGATAATGATACTGCCTTTTGTAGATTTCATCTTGTACATATTATACCACGAATTAAATTGTTAATTGATCTTCGCTCGCAAATCCAACTTCTTCTATTGCAAATCCAACGTGACTCACAATAAATGTTCCACCATCTGTTTCGGATGAAAAAATAACTTGTATGTCACGCCAATTATAATCAACGCCGACATCCAGAAAGACAGTGAATTCTTTGAGTTCGCTCACTTCAGAAAGTGTTGCTCCGATTGGATTTGTCCCAAGAGCAAAAGCACCAATAGTATTGAGTGTCGTTGTAGAGACGTATGTTCCAGTCGATTCTATTGTTTTTGATATTTCGCCAAGAAATCCTGCGTTAAACAGCACACTGACATCAATATCTGTTCCGTCTTTAATAAATCCTCTCACACCAATCAAGCGCGATTCTTTATTTTGAAATGGGTCTTTCAGATTAAAACGCTTTGTCGCGTATCGTATATTCCTTGGTGAGCCGTCATTTTGATATGTGTCAAATCCCTTAAACGAGTTCATTTCAAGCGATGATCCGAAATATAAAACATCTTCAAAGATTGAAAATTCATTGACCGGCCAGTCAAATTTTGTTACGCCAAATGTATCTGAACCGTCTCTGTTTCTGTAAAACTCGAGTCCAATGACAGTATCATTACCGGGGAAATCAACGTCAGATTTGCATGACATGAGCAAAATACTCTCTTTTTCAAAATAAATGCAGGATGCGTCATTGAATGCATATTCTTTTAGGGTTGGCAAAACGTCTCTTGTGATAGATTTGTCAAACACCTTTTCTGTTCCCTCAAGATCAGATAATGCCGCGATTCCTGTTTTAGTTGCAAAATATACTTCGTTACTTAGTTTGAATACCGACTTAAAAGATACACAGCCACGGCCAACAGCTCTGAAGATTTCTCTAAAGTTGGGTGCTTTGGTTGTCGAGGTTGGATAAGTGAAGCTGAATCCATCAGCACCATCCTCGCCAATAACGATAATCTCGTCGCCTTTTTCAGAAAGTCCAGTTATAGCTCCTCCGATATTAAAAAAGTCCTCCGTTCCTGAATCAGCTCTATTTGCTCCACCAGTAAAAATAAATGCCGCACCCTCATCAGAATAATCAAGCGCGTTCGGTGCTGCCAACTGTCCAGCAATCCATAGTCTGTCTTTAGCTGAGAGTAGTATATTTCCCTTAGTTATTGTTGAATAAGTCGAATCATCGGCTGCTTCCGCCACACCATCATCGGCCCCAGATGAAGCGTGAGCTGAAGCTACTTCAAATGTCGTGCCAGTTTTCGATGTGTAGGCAATCTCTGAACCATTATAAATTATGGTGCCCGAAGCAGGGAAGTTAGTTGTGTCGGAGACGTTTATGGTTGTATCTGTAGCCGTTACACTTGCAGTGAGTCGTGTGGTGGATCCTGTCCATACGCTCATATTCTGCACACCATTGCAAAACACCATCTGGTTTGTTGCTGATGTATTGAATTCAGTAAACCCCATTTTAAGGCCTGTAGTTAGCCCTGTAATGAGAGTGTACCATTCTTCATTTGTTGCGTCCCACCATTCCAACACGCCAGTTGAGTCATCATCTCTCACGCGCACCATTCTCTGTTCTCCATCATTTCGTTTGTATGTGTATTGGGCTGTGATGCTTCCGGCTGATGAACTACGAGATCCAATCAATGAATACCCGAGGGAGCCTCTGAAATGCGAGCCGGTAATACGCACATTAAGCAAATCAGGCGACTTGCCATCAGGCAAATCATCACTGTTTCGTGATGTTTGTAAGCCGTCAAATGATGACAATATGACATTCCAATTTTCTGTTTGAACTGCCACAGTTTTTATTCTTCGTCTTTATCGGGTAATTCTTTATAATCAGAATCGCTCTTTTTATTTTTCTCAACTTCAATCCCAGTAATATCAAAATTAACATCACCATGCTCTTTACCTTCTCCGTTTTTGTGCATTGACATACCAGTTTCTTTCAATTCAAGAGTTACATAGTATGTCTTTCCAATTTCCCACTTTTTTGCCTCAGGCAAATGTTCAAGTCCGATATAAAATGTCGGATACATCTCTCGCGTTGGTTCAAGGGTTGCTATCTCATCTTTGTCTTGTTTGATTGATTTTATTTTTCTCATCTTATTTTCTTAGATTATAATTTATCGCCCACTGGGGAAGTTAAGCACTTGACTTGGCCGTCTGATTCTATGACCAGCACGTTTGAGCAAGTCGATTTTCTTCTGATTGTATTTTGTAAAACTATCAGTCCTATCGCGCTCACTTTTACCACCAATCATGTCAAATAATTCATGTTTTACTCCTTCGACTACGCAACGGCGAGCCGTGCTACCACCCAAAAGCTCATCATCCATTGTGACACTGTCAGGATTGAATTCAAGCTGGTATGTTCCCGCTGCGGTCTTCACCATTGCTAATGAATAGTAGTTAAGTTCCATTTCAACTGCACCAGCAATACGAATATCATCAATTCTGAAATCTGTGTCAGTTGTCGCCCCAGAATAGGTTAGCGTGATCTGAACATAATCTATTGCCGTAACGTCAGGAGTACCAGTTTCTGTTGCGCTACCCCATTTGAACGCAAAGATGTTTCTGCCAGTCTTAAGTTCTCTGCTACCTGCCGGCACCGTTTCTGTCTTTTCCCAATAGTCAGAAGCCGAAGAACCCCAACGAGCCTTTATACTTGTAAAATTAGTGATTGTTGGTAGCCACGCTTTAAGCGTAAGGTAACTTTTATTCTGTAATGTAGTCAGGTCTTTTGCTGAAATGCCTGTGAATGTAACAACGAGCGAGGTTCCTGCTACCACATCAAAATTAAGCGCGCCAGAACCCTCATCGTATTCAACAGTGTCAATAGTTAAGTTTGAAGCATCACCTGACACTGCTACTGTGCCATTTGCTGTCAGAGAGTCGCAGTTATGTAGTTGTGCTGATGATTGCTCTGGGTAATTCACTACGAGCAAATCGTTATCAACGCTGTATTGATTCACCGTTCTGCCACGTCCTATGTTCTCACGCACAGTCTTCACTTCTTCATAAGAAAACGGTTTGTTTGAGCGACTTTTTAAGATCAAACTATATGGATTTTTAAAATCAGTTATTGATGTCGAACCATCATTGTCCAAACAAGAAGCACTAATATGATTCAAAAGTGAATACTCTGTCACGCCAGAAATAAAATCAAATTCCTTTGATCGTTTTGTGAATTCCCAATCTGCAAAATCTTGCAAATCCTCAAGAACACGGTTTATACCTCTTGTCCTTTTTGTATTGTCAAGACTACCGGTCGTTGAGTTGCGGGTTACTTCTATTGTTTCTGATAGAAGTTCGCTTAGTTGTACTGACATATCATTTTCTTTGAATTAAAACATTTAGTTTGTCGTCTATTTTGTCGACCTTTTTAGAAAGTTCAGAGTAATGATTATTTTCACGCTCTTCAATAACGTTAACCTTAGAATCAATCTCATTCACTTGTCGGCTCGCGGCGCTCGATGATGATCCCCATGCAACAATCCCTGATGAGATAACCGTTCCGATGAGTGCCAATGTCGCGATAGTTATTTGTGCCCGTGTTTTCATGTCAATCTACTAGTACTAATAAAGGCATTCAATCACGTTGACCGTTGTTGACCCTATATTAGTAATTCCAGTAACTGCCCCTATGTATGGCATATCTGTATTTCGTCCGAAGACAAACGAACTCATTGAGTTTGAAGTCGTTGCTGAAGATAGTTGAATACCTGATGTGATTGTAGCAGCGTTGCCTTCGTCAAGCACGACATTGACTGTATTGGTGGCGTTAATCGGCTGTTGGATGATTGCCCACGCCCGATTACCTGCCGCAGAAAGTATAGTCGATGATAATTGGTGCCCTACAGTTTTCATCGCGACTGAACTAACGGTACATCCTGAGTCTGCGATGCCCCCAAGTGATGTATTTTGATTATTTTTTGTTGTCAGAAATAAGCTTGCTTCCACCCCTATAATAATCCCAAAGAATACAAGGATCGCTATTTTTAATTTATTATTTTTCATTTCTCTAAGATTTTATATCTGATAAATGTGAAGCCGGACTCATCTTAACCCTCCAAAGAGGGCTAAGTGAGTCAAGCTCTAGTCCATAAAGATAGTGAGAAGTGCCTCAATATCCGTATTGGCTTTGCGAATCAAGTCAACTTTGGCGTAATTCGCTCCGTCAGTATCTCCATAAATAATTGGCGTTGTGGTTGCTTTTTTAAGTAAAACACCTGTTCCGCCAGTAATTGTAAGATCCATTGCGGCTGTGGTTGTAGCATTCCTAATGAAGAGAGTTCTTGAATCTCCTGTATTAGGAATGATAGAAGCTAGAGTGGAAGTTGCCGGGAATGAAAGCGTTGCATCTGACACATTGAGAGTCACGTCAATGGTGTTCTCGATGTCAAAATTAGAAGCTAACAATGGAACAACTGCCCCAACTGTTGAAGTGGCTGTAACGCCTCCTCCTTGGGTAAGAGTTCCGGCATCAGAAGCTCCAGTAACAGACATGTTTCCAGTCAAGGAAGAAGTGCCTGTTACTGATAGATTTCCACCGACATTCCAGTCATCTGATGTACTACCACCTAAGGTTACTGATTGAGAATTACCACCAACCAGTACCAAGATCGCAACGAGGACAATAAGTCCTGTATTGATCCAATTATGAATGTTTTTCATTTTTGGTTAGTGATTAAGTGATAATTAGCCCTCAAAACCTACAAGTGCTTCGTAGCTGATTGCTCCATAGACTTCTCGGTAGCGACCTCGATATACTGAATCGCCATTATCTTGGAAGTCACCTGAAAGCATCCTAGTTTGCACTGGAATGCGTACCCAGCGGAATACGCTGTGGTATTCACCCATCATAAACCAAGCTGTCTGAGAACCACCAGCTGCTGTACCTAAATACTGTGATTGTCGCAAAACAATGCCGTATTTAGCTGAGTAGACGTTCATTTGGTTGTCAGTTGTGTTTGCCTCTAGAGTTGATTCAAGAATCTCGGTAGCTTCCTTGAAGGCTGCTGGTGCAACAAGAATCGTTTTGGCTTCGTGTCCGACAATGTCGCCTGATTGATCCTTCTGCTCTACGAGCAAATTGATACCTTCTTCAACAGTGTCTGCTGTGATTGCGCCAGAAATAGTGTTGTCGATGGTATCACCTGCAATGTTTGAATGTGACGCGGAAAGCAAAGCGGCTCCATCTGATGTCAGAGTCGTTGTTGCCGCACCGCGATATAAATCCATAGCCTTTTGATTTTGGGTGATCACGCCCTTCGTACCCATTTGCTGAATAGCGTTTTTAACCACTGAATGCTGATCGTCTTCAAGCATTTCTTCAGTGATATGAAATTTCTTCGTCAAACGAGCAACCGAAAATGTGATCTGATCAGTCACAAGTGGAGTATCCCCTTTGTACTCTCCTTGTTCTTGGGTTGATTCCCATAGACCAACGCCTTTAAAATTTTCAATAATAACAGATGATCGGTCAGTTGAATCTTGCTGAAAGACCATTTCGTCTCCAGCAAAAGCAAACTGTGGCCCTGGAATCTTATTGAATTTTTGGAAAAATACCTTGTCCAAGGCTGTCTTTGTGACATTGGCATTCATTCCTGATGTTAAACCTGTCATATATCAATTTAGATATTATTTCCGAATAGTGTTGCGAGGGGTTTGACGTATACGTCAATTGTCCCTTTGCTGATGTCCCCACCGACAATAACGAGCGAATGCTCGTTTGGGTCATCTATCTCGTCTTCATTAATCGTAATTACATTTGACGAATTAGTAAATGTAACCGCGTTTTGTTTATATCCCTTCAAATTCGCTGCCGTAACGTTTGCAACAGTTGTTGCTTTTGCACGAAGAATCGTGACAAATGGCACTACCATTTCAACGTCAACTTCGCCTTCAGCAGTAGATGTTTCTGTTGATTCGTTATGAGCGACACCAACAAAAAGACCTGTGCTGTTCACTGGGCCACCATTAACAACAATCTCGACATAGTCGCTATTGTCTTGTGTTACTGGTTCGCCAGGCTTGATTGTTTCGGTTTGGCTTGAGGTTGTCCAATCATCTGTAACGAAAGGAAGAACCGCGCCAATTGCACCTGCAACAATCGTAACATCACCTTTTGACATTTTTAATATTGTACTGTCCTATGGTTGGAAGAATTTTCGAGTTGGTTGTGTAAAAACAACCGGCTCATTCGTATTAGTTTCTTTGTTGATGTTTTTTCTTTCGTCAGAAGTAACTCCGAATCGATCAAGAAATTTCTTTTCTCTTGAATTGAATCGTGGTTCACTTCCCTCGCCAAGATCAACATCCCCACCGCCACCAATATCTAATTCTTCGTCTTGAAATTGACTCATAGCTTGTTTTCGGCCCTTATCAATAAGTTCTTTGTCGCGCTTAGCCCTGACTGACGGCAAAGATTGGTGTACTTCATCAATTTTATCCACGATCTCGCTTACAGTTTCTTCCCCTGACAGTTTAATTTTGGATTTGATTTGTGCCCATTCTTCTGATGAAACAGGATTTTTCTTGTTCCATTGTCTAGTCGCTTCTTTGGCATCACGCTGGAAGATGACTTTCAGAGTATCTGGTGTTTCCTTCTTTTTTTCAACAACAGGTTCTTCTTCGTCTACCGCACCGAGAGAACGTTCTTTTTCACCTTTCAATGAGGCTATTTTAATCGCCTCATCACGCTCTTGTTCGGTTTGCTTGAGTTTTTTTCTTAGAACAGCTAGATTAGTTTCTTTATCATCGCCTTCACCTCCTTTTGGTTCGACAACCTTATTAGGATCAGCGTGGATGACGACTCCATTTACGTCTTTTACTTCTTCTGACATATTCTTTAACGAACGATTATTTTTTAACGAAGGGCTGACGAAGCCCACGCTATGTCTACTAACTACTTCTTACCTTTCTTGGTTTTGTTATTTTTGCCAAGTTTGGTATCTTTTTTGGTTTCCATTTCAGCCATGTCTGTTGAGCCGTCTGATTCATCAACATCATCTTCAATTAAGCCTTTTTTTGTTTTTTTCACAGTTTGAGTATCTGTTTTTTCTTCGACAGGAAGTTCTGAGCGTCTTTTAAGTTCAATCGCCCACTCCTCTGCAGACCACACCTTAACAGTTGCACCAGTGTCCTCCATGATACGGGTTACCCCATTACTTGCTACCATGACTTTTATATTTCCTCGCGACATAATTTTATTTTTTACTTGTTTATTGAATATATTATACCATAAAATAAATGGTCAATCATCAATATTCACAAGTGTCTTATAAATAGACTGAACATTTTTAATATCAGAATCCACTTCACCACGTTCAGTTGCGTTCGACCTTTTATTTTTCCTTGATTCCTCATAGGCACGCCTAGCGGAATAGACAATGAAAAGCGTTCGTAATCGAGCGCCCCTCGACAAATCTTTAGACGTCTTCGCCTTGAAAACGATCTCCTTATCAGATTCTGATTGGTAAAATAGATAATCGAGTATATCCTTGTCTTTCCAAAGGCGTATTAAAGCCTTCTCCCAGCGTTTTTTGCGTGATTCGTGCGATCCAGAAGTTATCCCAAATAAGTACTGGATTTTGTATGTCTTCGTATTGCTGTTACCAAGTAACTTAAAAATGAGATTGATTAGGAAGTTGCGTATCATAGGCTCTGATTAAGTATTTCCTCGATTGAATCCTCTGCGACTAATGGTTTTGTAGACGCATTTTCCTGCGGTCTATTGCTTCCACCTGCCATTTTCTCTAAAGGATTTTGTCCTCCTGTTTGTTTTTTAACCAACGCTTCATCTTTTTTCTTACCGAGTGATTTTACATATTCTTCAGCAGCATAATCCTTATTCAAAACATCAGGCATAGCGGCAGCATCGGATAGGAATGCCCTAGCCTCATTGATTTGCTGTGATTTTGAACGCTTGATTGATGAATTAGCTACAATTTCCACGTCAAAATCAATCTCTCTGATTAGTTCAGGCGAAATATCTATTGTTTGGCTTAGTTCTTTATTATTTTCGGTATTTATTTTATTTAGCTCATCTTTCTGCCTGGGTGTTTCGGTGATTTTTATATTCGCCGTGCCACGTTTCCCATTATCTAATTTTGCATCACGCACAGTTATCTCCTTGAAAGTAGCAATCGCTTCTTCTGTCATTTCTTCACCAATTCGCTTTTGCCAATCAATCGGCATTTTGTATCTGTCTAGTTGGTTTTTAACGCGCAATCTAGCCTTGTCACGCTCCATATTTTCCATGTTCTGCAAGAATAATGTGGCAATCTCCAGTGCGGCTTCTCGTGCGATAAGAGCACCTCTAGCCGTAATACCTGTTTGACCTTGGCCGGATGATTGCTGATCAAGCGAAGATGATTCAATGCTTCTCTTCACTCGATCTAGCACGCTTGAAGCTGCGTTGAATCCAAACGACGAACCGAATTCAAGCTTTTGAAAGTTTTTAGGATCGTTAACTGGCACCATGCCACCGCCATACAATACATCGTCATTGATTCCATCGCCTTCTTGAACGAGGATGACCTCATTGAGCGCGCGCCATACCATATCGAGAGTGAGGTTTAAAACTTCATTGTCTACGTCCTGCATGTCCATCAATTTGATGGTGAGTGGCATGTCGTATACAAAGAACGGCGACAATTCTTCAAACCCTCCCCACACAAACGGATAGTCCTTGTGGGCAAATGGCATTGGACTATTGACACCATTAAGCATCACACCATTAACAACTAAAGACATTCTGTCTTCCCATTTTTCAAAAAACATAACGACTTCAACTTCATTTTCTTTCAGGTCGTTTCTGACAGTGAACTCAGATAGACCATCTTCAAACAAAGCACCATGACTTTGCACCTTAACTGCTTCCGGGTACTTGCTCGTCGGATAGAGTCGGCGGAATTCTTCAATCTGCATTTTTGGAATCCATGACAGTCTAGGTTGTTCTTGAATGTCCCTTATTTTAAGCGACCCAGGAATAAAATCCTCCACCTGAACAAGTTCACCCCATGGGCCGTTGTAATGAACAATTTTCTTTTCTTTGGTTTTTGTTATCTTGCCGTTTTCGTCACGCTCCTCAATATCGCGCACTGTTCGTTTTTGAAATTTCCATCCCTCATACCAGATTGCCTTCGGGCTGATGAGTGCTGCGAGCATTGTGAGCTTATTTTTTGTTTTCTCATTAAGAATCCTTGTTGAATCTTTATAAAATGCGCCAAGTATTGTCGTGATAGTTTCAGAAATTTTTGCCAGTTTTTTATTGGTGTTGAAAAATTCAGCCTCGTACAGTCCACCAGTTTTTGAAATGATCGCGTATACCTTATCACGCGTAATTGGATCAAATACATTGTATTGATAGTCTTTTTTCCATTCTGGTTTCTTTCTGTAACCCAAAAATTGACCCAGAGCAGCATCTGAGTATGTTGCTAGATTTTGATTGCGAAAAAACGTCACCTCTTGATCACGGCGCTGTTTGTCAGCTTGAACTATGCGAATTATTCTATTCTTTTCAGCTTCAATTTCAGGAGATTGTCCGAACGATTTTGCAATTTTGTCTTCTTCTTTCATATTTTTGCACCACGTCTAATAATTGCGTGAGCTTGGTGATAGTTAATAATGTTACCGTATATTTTGCTTGATAAAATTTGAGATATTTCTTCTAAAAAATGTTCTTTGATTTTTGTTGGTATGTTTAGACTTTTCACATATTTATACTGCTCGATGTATGCCTCAACCTCCTGTGATAATCTGAAGTCTTTGTCGTTTAGGTATTTCATCCACCATTCCGTTGGTTTATTTCCCTGTTGGCGGATATGCACCTCCTCATGGACAATCAAATCGTTAGGCAGTTTCAGGTCTTTTGGATTGTATATTGCGTTGCCGTAAGTAAAAACAACATTTTCATTTTCAATATCAAAATGCTTTTTAATTTCTTCGTAATTCGGAGGGAAAGCAATTTTAATTTCCGTCATAATTATACCACATCCATTAGATTGCAAAAAAATCTCCCCTGTTGATATGTTGTCTTTGTCTTCGTTCTATAGCTTCTAATTTTTCATTAAGCACATCATCCTCATCGTATTCTTCAGGTGGAAGATTGATTGTATATTTCGCCCATTCGTTCGCAAATTCTTGCTCATTCATTTTTTTATTTCAATTTTGTTGGTAACAAATAGTCATTCATATTATATTCCATGGAGACCGTCACCGCGTTTGACCGGTGTTGTTTTAGTTTTTAATTTTCGTTCCGGTGGTTTTATTTCCATTTGTTCCATATAAGCCACGGCATCCAACGTGTCATCATGTGCACCGACAGGGAAACTCGACTGTTCTTTCTCCAGATCATCACATTTTCCTTTAATGTGGAAAATAGAACCTGAAGCATATCGAGGTATAAGTCCTCTGATACGAATCACCTTCGACATCTGATGATGTTCAAGTTCCACAATAGGCAGAAATACATTCCGTTTCCGTTGCTCTTGGTCAATATAAGGCTTGAGACCGACCGTATATGTGGTCTTCTCTATGCCGATTTTCTCATATCTGTTTCTGTTGTGCAAAGTAAACAATGCGTCAACAAGTTCTTCCGGCCCGAATTTCATCCGCCACGCTATAAAATGCCAAAAGTTCTCTTGATTTACCCTATTATCACAAAAACCAGTATAGTCAGCTTGCGATAATTTACTCATTGCAGTATCAACAGTTAAAAATCGACGACAGTTCATTAACTCAACCACAGATTCGTCAATATGTTTATACCATTGTGTTTTGAATTCGCGAGTCGCATCATTGACTGGCTTCTGTTGATATAGAGCCGAAAACTCATAGGGGCCTAGTGTCTTCTCAATATCACGCAATTCAGTAATCGGATATTGCCCGGGCCATAAAACCTCACCAGCCTTTCGGTGCGGCTCATCTATCTCGGCTATTGCTGGCAATGTTAGACGAACCCACTTTGCTCTTTTGCCTTTTAGAAAATCAAAATAGTCTACCCAATCTTCTTTTGTTTTTTCTCCATCAGTTAATCGGCCGATAACGTCATCTTCGTGCCACCGGGTACCCATGACAATCATTCTTCCATCCGGAGTCAAACGCGTACGAGCTACAGATCGCAACCATTTCCATCTCGATTCTCGTATTATCTCGGAATCAGCTTCCATACGATCTTTGAATAAGTCGTCAGCAATGAAGTATTTCGCCCCTTTTCCGGTTATTGATCCGCCCACGCCAACAGCATTATACGCACCTCGTCCGTCTGTATTCCAACGCCCTTTAGCTGTTGAGTCAGCCGCTAATTTAGTGTCAAATACATTTTTATACAACTTGGAATCAATCAGGTTCCTTGTTTCTCGGCCGTGATCAACGGCTAGGTCACCAGAATATGACGTAACAATAATCGGCGCATCCTTATCATTTCCAACGACAAAAGCTGGAAATAGTTGTGACACGTTTAGCGATTTTGAATGGCGTGGTGGCATCTCCACGATCAAAAAGCGAATCTCGCCTGTGATTACTTTTTCGAGTGCGTTACATAAAAACTCGATGTGCCAACTAGTTTTATAACCTTCATAGACGTACTTGTTGAAGTCAAGTAGATGTCTCCGCGCAAGCTCTCTATTTGCCAGTTCTGCCGCTGCCTCCTTTGGCGATATTTCGTAATGTTTGTTCATCAAGTTCCTTTGTGCTGTCGCCCAATGCTCGGCCATCTGATTTTATATCAAAGTTTTGCTGTGCGGTGCCGAGTAGTCTATCGAGGACATCTTTATAAAAACGATAATCACCGCCTCGTGCACTCATTATACCTTTTGAAATCAATTCGAGCTCAAGGTCTGCCGGTTCTTTATCGTTCATCTTTGCGAGCTTAATTAAAGCCTCCCTATACAGGGTCGCATAGTCCTTCTGTCCAAGAGGGCGTCCATTAGGGTTTAATCTCTCACCTTTCTTTATTGGGATTAGATTATTCCAACCTTTGTTTCTACCTTTGTTCTTTGACTTTGTTTCCATTGTATGGTCTTACCATTTTTAATTACAGTCTCAATTCCTGTATAGTCGACCCACCTCTCCAGTGGTAGTCCTGTCTGCTCATCACTAGAGTATTTTTAACCCATATCAATTAGAAACTTAATATTTAGAAATCATTATCCTCCTGAACGCCGTAGTCTTGCTCACTACTAGCATTTTTATTGTTAATAAGTGCTCCAAGCTCCTCAACAAGAGATGGTTTTGTGAACGCAATCGCGCCACCAATACGAATAAGTTTAGAAACTGCAGAGCAAGCATATTCTAATGCTGCTTTTTCGACTGACACAGGGTCAGTGATATTTTTACCCACAATAAATGTACCTCCTGCATTATCTTTTAGTTTTTGGTATGGAGCCATTAGAGCTTTTTTAAGTATGTTGCTATCCGGCAACTTTTCAGAAATCTCTTTGAAAGCCAATCCGCCTCCTCTGACTACTCCATACTTATAAGCTTGTTTGGTTGCGTGTTTAGCGTCCTCAATTTTATATTTGAGCCAATTCCTCTCTTCATTGGTCGGTGCTCCAATTCTGATTACCCCTACACCAGAAGAAAGGGCTGACGCACGTTCGTATCTATCTTGTTTGAATTGTGGCATTTTTTGCAAAATAGCTTCTGCTTCCACCTCTTTTATTCTTTTATCCACATCGGCTTTTTTACCGGCCCCGTCAATCAGAATCGTTGTGTCATCTGTTACCTCAATACTCCCTACATGACCCAAGTCTTCCTTAGTCGCAGTTCGCAAATCATCACTTTCACTGAAATACTTTCCACCGGTGAATACCGCCATATCTTTAAACGCTTCTTCCACACGTCCTGGAGCTTTAATACACATAAGCAAGAAAGGAGAATTTTTGCGCGTGCCATTTTGATAGGCGAATTTTAAAACATTTTCTCCGAATCCATGTGCAATAATCACAAAGTAGCTCTTCCCACGATTCCCAACAATATTAGCAATGGGTTCAATTTCTTTCACATCAAGAATCTTCTTTTTAGTAATTAAAATATCCACATCAGGTGCCACCCAGTTTTTTCGCAAAGCATTGTTGATCATCCAATTAGCGGCATATCCTCCCGAAAATCTATATCCAGCAACAATTTCAGTTTCTATTTTTTCACTCAATAAATTAAACTCCATTGAAATATGGCCGTCTTTCCCTAATTTCCAATACATATCAGCTATTGTTTTTCCTATCTCGGAATCGCCGGCCACAATTGACGACACATCTGCCAGTTCCTTCTGTGTCTTAATTTGTTTCGTGTTTGCTTCAAGCATTTTTATAACTTCGTCCTTTGATTTTTGAATCTGCGCGTCAATATCGTTTACGTTAGCGTGCGACCCAATGCCAGACATAAGATATTCTTTAAATACATTATCAAGAATCGCATGTGACAACACCATTGATGTTGTTGTTCCATCTCCCACCTTTTCATCTGTCTTACGAGTGACGCCATAACATACTCGAACAGCCATTTGTTCAATCGGATCGTCAAGCTTCATATTTTCTGCAACTCTTCGACCATCATCGACAAGTAATGGTTCACCTGTCCCTCTATCAATCATCACCGAGAGTCCTGCTGGGCCAAGTGTATTGCCTACTAGGTCAAGCATCTTAGTTAACCCACTCAAAATTCGTTCACGCACTTCTCCCTTATTTGACAAGTTAATTTTCTTCAGTGACATTTTTTTTGTTGGTTTTTATTTTTTTGATAATTTTTGCAAAAATCTTACTATCTTCTAGTAACCCAACTAATTCATCCAAAATATCTTGTTTTGGCACGGTGCATTCCAATTTTTCTCCCATCAACAAAGAATAGCGAGCTAAATCTCGTGCTAAATCTGGGTCTAATGAGTACGTTTTACGTTTTTCAGTCATTATTATTTATAAAATATAGAATCATAATATCATTATATCATTTCATACGAAATAAATCTAACAACCTGTGGACAACTTCTGAGACATAAGAAGTCACAACCAATTTTTGGGAAACAGTCCCTCCCCAACAGGAATAAAAGACTTAACATCTTTGCCGTGTTTACTCACGTAAATAAACTCACGACATTGTTCATCCTTGAAAACATCTTGAAACGTGCGACCACCCCTCGAATTAAGCCATTGGGCTTTCAGTGCTGACACATTTTTTATATCCGATATTTTAGTTTTCTTCATTTTGATTTCAAAACTGAATCTCCACTCTAGGGCATAGTCTGTCTATACCACCAAATTTCACCCGATAATCCCCGAGCACAAACCAATTATCGTCCTCTAGGATTCCGCAGTCAACAAGCAAATCGTTCACGCTTTCAAGTTTATTCGAAATGTCCCCTTTTCTTTTGTCCGGCGCAAAGAAAGTATAGGTCAAAAATGTATTGTTTGGTATTTTTTTTTGCCCAAGAAGTTGCTTGATTCCGTCCGCATGCCAATTCTCATGATTCACTGACGGCAAAAGCCATTTCCTATTTCCTCGTCCCACCCAGCGTTTAGAGTTTTTTTTGCTAGGGTATCCTACCTGTAATTATGATTTTTTCCATGATTATAAGTAGGTTTAATAGTTAAAGCATTTTTAATCGACCAGTGATATGTATTTATTCTTTTTGATATTGTTTCTCTTTTAATCTTCACCTCATCTGCCCATTCTTGGAGATTTTTTGTTATCCCCCTAAAAGTGATCTTTATTATGTTTTTCTTTTTTTATCATAATATATTATATACTAATATATAATAAATTACAACCGCTTGGTATTCTTCTTATAGTAGTTATCTTCATCCCACTATTTTACCATAATTTCTTTTTTAGAGTTTTAATTATTGTCATACCAACCATTCTGCACCCGAGCAATCAATTAAGGACTTTTTATTTCATTCATATTATTGAATTTAATTTTTCTGTAATCTCTTGTTTCTTTTTTTGTATTCTTTCTTTTTCTTCAGAGGTAAGTTCTACTGGTTTTTGTTCTATTTGTTTTTGCTCATCAATTTCTTTTTGTTTCCAAACTTCATATCGGATGACAGACTTCTCTTTCGTGTCGTACCATGTTCCGTCACAGATATACATTTTGGGTTGAACTGAATCAATATAATTCTGGTATTGATCGGCATTGAGAATCTTAACGATATCAATCCCATTGATCATCACTCCAAGAGTGGCAAAGGCAATTAAACCTCCAACTTGCCATTGTTTGCAAGACTCTTCAAATCTTTTTTGAGTATACTGAATTTCAAATATCTGACGATCTCTTTGGATGATGTAAAAGTAATTTTTATTCATTTTCTAATCAATTACAGAAATTGTTTTCGCACGACTGTTAAATCTATCGTTGTAACTTATAAGATCATCATTCCAACATTCATTACCCAGAAACACTGGCGGTGCTTTTATAAAACCTTTCTTCCAGCGATCTGTCAGTTTTGCTTTTTCGATAAAATTTAAAATTTGAGGAAGTTTTGAATCTAATTTTTTAGATTTCCATTTGTCGAATGCTTTTTTTTTAAGTTCTTTTTTAGGATAAGCTGACCAAAATTGATCGAATGCGTCGGTTAATACCGACATAGTATTCTCTAACCTAACCTTACCTAACCTAACCTTACCTGTGTCTACATTTTGTATACATTGTGTATCTATTGCGTATACAGCAATATATTTACTTGGAGTATAGCGATCCTTAGGGATGTAGTTATTCTCTTTCCAATCGAGGACAACCAAGACATTATCGTCAAAGACTTTTACGAAACCATTGACACGCAATACATCAAGGTCTTGTTGGCTTGCACCACTCATACGCATAGTGGTGAACCATTCAGCATATCCATCGTCATCGGCGTTCATGCCGAGATCGTAATAAAACAATCTACTTGTCGCTGGCATTTTCAAAAATTTACCAGAGTTAGTTATTGTTTTTGAGAACATTCTGCGCTGCGCCATAAAATTATTCGTTAATTTAACAAACAAAAACCCAACGCCGATGAGCCTTCACAGAACATCAGCGTGGGATTTATATTTATAAAAAAGTGAAGACTTTTCATCTTTTGTATTATACTACGTTTTTTCTGTCAGTATTTTCTGAAGTGGATAACGAGTGGACAACTTCAACATTCCAGTTTTCGATGTTCTTCGGCAGGCTATTGCCTACAGGCTCAAATATCTCTGGGTACATAGCCCGTATATCGCCTATCACCTGACGTACGGCTTCGTTGCCTCGCATTTTTTTGGCTCCACTAATGATTGTGGTGTGATCGCGGTTGTAGTGTTTGGCAATTTTTGTGTATTTGATTTTTGAGAAATCGTGTGCCAAGTACCAGACCATCTGCCGTGCCGATACATATTCAGCTCTCCTGCTTTTCCCGAGAATCTTAGATAGGGCAATGTTCGACATTCTCGATATGATGTGCTCGATGTGGTCAATTCGTGTTTCTGAGTCCATGTTATAGTTTTATTTTAGACTGCATATTTTGATATTTTTTCGTTTGCGTTGCTTTCAATTTTCCGTATTCATCGAACGTAAGTGGTAGCGAGAATGGTGTTGGGTCCGGTATTGGAATACCGGTTTTTTCCTCGACTTTATTCATCATCTCGCAGAATTCGCTTATGTTTAAGTCGGAGCTACTACTCGTTACCCGTACCATATCGCCAAAAATCTCACTCACACCTTCAGAAAGAATAGTCTCCACGACCCAGCGTTTAAGTTCTTTGATTGTGTGGCCGGAAGATAATTCAATCAGTGAAAGGTAAACGTGGTAGAACGCATTTTGAGATTCAGATCGCTTCGGTCGCTTACAGACAATCTCTATCGAAACGTCATCGCCAACCTTGCAGTACTCCTTCAGAAAATGCCGATACAGTGGTTTTGAGTTGAATAGGATTGCAAGTTCTCCGGTATTGTTCACGATTTTACCTCCCAAGTTAATCTTTTTGTGTGATGGATATGTTTTTTTGCGGCGAATTGTCATTTTATTGGTTTTGGAAAAACTCTTGGTCGACTTCTTTATGCCCTGAAGCGAGCTGTAGTGCGTGTAGGAAGAGTTTGTAATCCCTGTCCACCCTATTTAGGTCTTTATCCAAAAAACGGGCTTCAAATGGCATATAAGGGGCAATCTGGTAGGCTTCCCTGCTTGGATTTTTTCGCAGATATTTCTGCAACTTTTTTTCTTGTCGAGCATAATATTCTTCTTCGCTCTCTTTTGATAGGCGGATAGCCCAGCGACCAGCATACTCAGTGCCACTTTCTTCTGTATCTGCCATCAGATACGAAGCAGTCTGATAGGCTACTGCCGGGTAAAGTCCGTTAGACACTTTGTAGTCGATAATATATTTTTTACGCCCCCCATTCATCCTAGCAGTTGCGTCCATTGTTCCGATGTAGTCGTACTTTTTCGAGTAGACCACCTTCTCCGATTCAATAAACTTGACTTTATTTTCTTCAACCCATGAAAGAAATCCATTGACTGCTTGCAGTACATTTTTATTGTTTGGCATTTCTGGTCTGTCTCCCTTGACGAAGGCTTCGATCCACGCATGCGAAGCTGTACCAATTCCAGCAGCTTCGGTTTTTTTAATTTCATAACGATTTTCTCCGGTGTAGATAATGTCTTCAGTGATTTTTTCTCCAATTTTCTCTCGCAGAAAATCAGAGTAGAGGTCAATCGCCCACGGAATGAGTGCCCGTGACTTGTCGATGATGCTCAACGCTCCGGTCACGCTTCCTTTTCTTTTTCCGTTGACATAATAAATATGGCTTTCGGGGAAAAACTTAATTGTCACTTTTCCTCCGTATAGTTTTGTTTCGGTTGATTCTGATTTAGTCATGATTATTTTTTTGGTTTAAAGTTTTTTTGAACTTCGCGAGAGAGTGGCACACCATAGATTTTCTTGCTGTAGTTGTACTCTGCCTCTGTTATCACATTGCCAGTCTCAGAGCATTTGTAGGTTTTTTTTGCAGTCTTCACAGCAGGAGTAGGTGATTGTACAACCGGCTCGTTAATTCGATCTCCAACCTTTACCATTTCTTCGGTCGGGGTTCCCTCGTAGCCAGCGAGCTTCATTACCCAGCCGACAATGTTGCGGTATGCCTTGCCAATAGCGCGAGTCTGTGCCATAGATAGAACAGCATATTCATCGAACGATTTCTTTTTATTTTCTTTATTCGAACAAAGCGCGAAACCAGTGCTCACGACTTGATTTGTTTTGGCGCTGACAATCTCGACTTCCGCCTTCCATTTGTATTCTCCGTTTTTCGAAACATCTTCAACATTTGTAACTTTCGGGAAAAGTCCCATAAGACCGCCAGCAAATTGCCAGCCTTCAACGTGAACATAATTTTTACCGAATATGTTAGTGTAAAGCCTTTGCTTCACCACATAACCCTTTAGAACATTCGCCATTTCCACCATTTGTTTCGGTGAAGTGATTTTGTAATTTTTATCTTTCACAACTAAAATTGTTGTTGTTTTTTTTGTTGCCATATTTCAATTTTTTATGTTATTTTTAATCTCGACCTTTATGCATATAATTATACCCAATCTTATCTACATAGCAATACGAAATCGTATAAACCTGTGGATAGCCAAAGTTTCGGTTTGTATACATTATTTGACTCAATGTAAACAAAGACATGTATTTTGTATACATTCACAAAAAGTTGTAAAAAAACTTACCCCCGAGCCGTAAAGCTAGGGGGTTTTTGGTGCACGCTTTTGAGCGTGCAGGTCTTGGGGCAGGATTGCTACCCTACTGGTGATGACATCTATCGCCCAATCTACGAGAGTGGGGACGTATTGCGTGGGGAGTATATCACGATGGTTATAGTCCATAATGATTTCGGACATCTTGGCTTCCCAGTTGCGGAGTTTCACCACATCTCGGAGATAATAGATGAAGACTTCTGAGTGGGTGCAGTTGAGCTTCCGCGCGCAATCTTCGATGATTTTCATCGGCGTCTCCTTTTGTAAACATCTTCATAAGAGTAACCGTGCCGCGGATGATACACAACAAACTTGCCTGTGATTCTGACCGATTGCACGCCGAGAACAGACTGCAGCAGAAGTACGCCTTGCTTAATCTGTTTTCTTGCCTTGTGGCGTTTGGTTGTTGTGCCTTTCAGCTCGATGACAGTCCAATTGCCGTTTTTATGGGCGATGAGAATGTCGGGAGTTGATTGGATATTAACCGCAAACCATGTAGGCTCAATGAGGATCACCTCGACATCAACCACGCCAATTTTTTCAAGATTCCGAAGTTTGCACAATTCAGACAAATAATAATGATGTTTGTCCACGATTCACCTCCTTGTGTTTGTGTGTTAAAAGAACTGTTGTTATGTATTATACCATTTCTAAGCGAATAGTTTTTATTGATTTGCTTTGAAAACTGTCCCGTGTAGATTGCTAATGAGTTGGCATAATCTCCAATCAGGATGTTGCTTCCATAATTCACCGAGCTTCTGAAGAAGTGGGTCAATTCTGTTTATGTTTCTCATAGTTTTTGTTAATTTTCGTCTGCTAATGGGACTAATAGTTTCCACTTTTCTGGTGTAACTACCGCACCAATATCAGGATTGCTCATCGACCACGCCATAGCTTCGGCGACAGTATTACATCTTTCAACACCTTCAAGGTGTTTCTTGCCTGTCGAAGGACAATCAAAATAGCAGTAGTACGCATCCTCTATAAAAATTTCACCCGCAAGAAACTTATATAGTTTGTAATTAACTGGATTTCCTTCGATGTCGAACTTGTTAACTTCGTCCAACAATTCTCCTTTTGCCTCCGTAATGAATGAACTGATGTCGCAAAACTTTGGATTGATTGCTTGGGTTCGCTGGTCAGCGTCCTCAATTTTCATTCTGTCTGCGAATGACAGACCGCCTTCTGATTGTGTTTTGACTACTTTCCAATATAATTCTTTTTCAAATTTGACGCCATTGAGGAAGTAAATCTCAAAACCATCTCTCCAGCGATGACTTGGGCCAGACTCATTATGTGGTTGATTTCGTTCATTTATTTTTAGAATTTCAGGAAAATCTGAAACGATACAAAATTCTTCGTGTATGAATCGAAATCCACCTTCGACAGCTGCCTCTTCCCAAGGTTTATATTTTTCCCAACAATCAAGACCAGTTAATCCAATAACATCACGCAAGGCAGTGAGGTATGAATCATATTGTCCCCACATATTACCTCCTTGATGTAGACGATAAGATAATTTAATGCAACCCAACGAAAATTCAATTGAATTTGGAGTGAATTTTTGTACTAATTTTTTAAGCCAGTTTTGGTAAGTGGCGGCGTAAGTGGCGGCGTCAGTGGCGGCGTCAGTGGCGGCGCGAGTGGCGGCGTCAGTGGCGTCGCGAGTGGCGGCATAAGTGGCGGCGTAAGTGGCGGCGTCAGTGGCGGCGTCAGTGGCGTCGCGAGTGGCGTCGTCAGTGGCGTCGCGAGTGGCGTCGCGAGTGGCGATGTAAGTGGCGTCGCGAGTGGCGTCGCGAGTGGCGTCGTCAGTGGCGGCGTCAGTGGCGTCGCGAGTGGCGATGTAAGTGGCGGCGTCAGTGGCGTCGCGAATGGCGGCGTAAGTGGCGTCGCGAGTGGCGGCGTCAGTGGCGTCGCGAGTGGCGGCATAAGTGGCGGCGCGAGTGGCGATGTAAGTGGCGTCGCGAGTGGCGTCGCGAGTGGCGTCGCGAGTGGCGATGTAAGTGGCGTCGCGAGTGGCGGCGTAAGTGGCGGCGTCAGTGGCGGCGTCAGTGGCGGCGTCAGTGGCGGCGTAAGTGGCGGCGTCAGTGGCGGCGTCAGTGGCGGCGTAAGTGGTTTGATTTTTATTTTTGCGAAGATACCAGACTGCGGAAGCTAATCCACTTGCCAATCTTCCAATGAATGGACTTGGAACAATAATTACCCTTGGCTCTTTTAAACCAGAAACTTTATATAGATTTTGAATTGCGGGAATAATTTTATCTGGATTGATTGGTTGAGTTCTCATTATTCTGTCTTTCCATATTTGGACGTGAGCGTCTAATTTTACTTTTTCTTCAGGTGTAATACCGCCTGTAGCTTTAGTGGATGTTCTTGTTATTTTTTGCATCTCTAATCAATTATTTTACGAGTGGCTAAACTAAACCAGTCTTTCTCTCGCTTCTGGGTAAGCTTGTATGTGCCCGGAGAGATGTATAAATCCTTCTTCTGTGAATGTTCAGGATGAGTTACTGTCGCTTCTGCTGTCAGAGTAATGAGATATGAACCGTCAGACATCTTCGTGAGCTTCATATCTTCTTTGTTTTTGACTGCTATTGCGTGGTGATGATTCGTAGCTTCACCTGTCGCGAAAATAAATGTACCGTTGTGTTTCAATTCTTTTCCATGAGCTTCAACATCAGTTGCTATAAAAGTCCAGTCTCCATTTCGCTTGATTTCTTTTTTCATAGTTTTATTTTTAATTTTCTTGCAAATTACTATCTCCATCATCATCTTCTTTGGGGTTGCAAACGTGGCAGCGTACTCTCCCTACTCCACGTTGAATGTTGCCGTCTGTGTCGGTCTCATCACAGGAGAGATAGCCAGTATCGTGGCAGGTTTGACAGATTATTTGTTGCATATTTTATGTTTGGTTAAGTTTTCCAGTTGCTCTTTCGCAAAACGCTCCCTCCCTATCGCATAAGCAAATTCAAACATATCATCCATATTTCCTTGTGTGACGATTTGAACATAGAGTTCGCTTTCTTTTTGTGTTAGTTCTGGTTTTTCCATATTTAGTCATTTAATGGTTTTATTTATTACATTCTGGATAATAATTATGTTCTGCGTACCACTGACTTGGGGTTGTGCCGTATTCGACCTTGACACACTCCACATATTTGTCTGCTTGCTGTGCTATGACTTCGTCTCTCTGGCTTGACCAGCCGAGAATGCTGGCGATACCTACGAGGACGATGATTGCGATGATGATGTTTTTAGGCATTATATTTTTTGTTTTTCTTTTCTAATTTTTGCTCCTAATTTTCCGATTTCGCTCAGTCTTTTTTTGGATAGCTTTTTCGCTCGGGCTATCCCGCCGAGTTTGCCGAGCTGCTTGGCATGATTATTTGTCATTTTTTACGAGGGTATTAGCACCCTTATATACATATAATATACCTAGCGGTAGGTAATGCAAGGGGTACCTGTGGATAGCTTTTTTGTGTTCTTATGCGAGAGGGTAAGGCTGATCGGGTGATGCCTTACATAAGCTATTCGGCCAAGGAGGAGATTCGAACCCGGACGCATTGCCGGCAGGACGGAAGTCGCTTATTAACCCCTCTCACATAAAAATACAATGTCCACCATATTATATTCCTCGATTCTGGATTATTCAACATAACGCTTGCAACTCCATATATTCTTACCCTCTGAAAGATTGCTCGCCATAAAATCTAAAGCAAAATCTACATCTCGTGCTTGTTCTTGTGTGACACTCGGCCAGTCTGGTAAGTGGATTTGTGCAAGCCCAAAAGATTGCTCACGCCCAGTCAATCCCCAGCGGTTGTCCTTTTTGTATTCCATGAAACTTTGGATGTTCGGATCGAACGTGCCTCCTGTTTCACAGGAAACAATTTTCGTTATATATGAAGCAGATACATCATGTTTTTGTGCGTAATAATCAATCCTATCTAGGATGTACTGTTTGGGGTGTTTATCTTCGGCAATAACAGGAATAATCTCCTTAGGCTCGGAGAGTGTTTGTTCAGCATAATAGACCGTGGGAGATTCTACTACTGGAGTCGGTCGATTGATTGAAAAAAATAATCCAACAAGAAGATATAAAATAGATTTATAATTATTTCATTCTGAATATGCTCGACGGTCTGTCAAGCGACGAGCGAAACGAAACCGTCTTTGCCGTTACTGGGTGCGAACTCCGAGAGCTGATACACCACCACGTTTCCACCTCTTAAAGAGGAGATACAATCCTGACACGACAGCAATAAGTGTCGTGGCAGTTGTGGTGAGAGCTTCGCTCCCGACTTCGATTCCGACTAAAGGTAAAACCTTAGCAAGAACCATCACAATTACGGCCAAATACTCTGATGAATATACTGGCATACCACTATTTTACCATTAAAAATAAAGTAAAGAAACGCTATCCCCATACTGGCCGTGAACACACAAAAGATTAAAAATATGTCCTTTCGTTTCACGGCCTAGTGACATCCGGCCCAAAGTCGCAGTCGAAACCGCAACAATAGCTCGTCAATGAGGAGTAAAATAAGTTATATGCAACCATGGCAGTCTTTTTCCGACCCCGATAATTCTGGCTTAGGGGTGAGAGCACCAGAAATGAGGTTTTTGATTTTAAGTAGGACTTGGATTATCTGCTGGAGAATAGTTATCTGTGCGCGCAGTTCATCAATGGTCTTCTGTTTTTCGTCTTCGGTCTCCTTGGCAAGCACAATCAACCGTGCCCAGTCATCAGACAATGCAGACCCATAGCACTCGGTATGATTTGGCTGGAGGACTCGGTGAGGGTAAATACGACTCGAAGAACACGCTATCGTCGCGCTAGGATGCACTACAAGCTCGTCTATGAGCGATATACCACTGTTTAGTATATTCTTGCATAGACGGCGCAAAGTCTTTTCCTGCTCGATTGTAGGGCTTTCCACGCCTTGGGTGAAGTTGCCGGCGAGGCAAATCGAGATTGTGTCAAAATTATTGCCTTTCTGGGCGGCAGTCTCTTCTCCGACCATGCGGAATTGCTTAAAACTACCGTCTGGCCAAATTATGACGTTGTACCCTATGTACGAGCCATTGAGTTTTGACGGGAAGTCCGGCCAACGTTGCTTATGTGCCTCGTTGATATGCTTCTCGGTGAGATGGGCAGTTTTGGCTTTTGGGTCGTGCGCCAATCCTCCGAAAGCGTGGACTGCTATATATTTTATAGTATTCATATATGTAATAAATCTTGGTAATTACAAGCAAATTCACCGTAATAATCATATTCCTTTCTTGCCCTAGCTTTTTGAGCTTCTTTCTTTGTGTTAAACACACCTAAAAAATTCTCTTTTTGATTTATTTTTATTCTTGCCTGCCAACGCACTTTACCACCAGATAATATCTTTTTTCTAATACCAGATACTTTTTTATTTATTATGTTCTGTGAACGTGTTGCAAACCTCAAATTGATACGTCTATTATCTAATTTATTTCTGTTTTTATGATCAATATCAATATTTTTTGGAAACCCCATTATAAGTCTGTGCATAAGGATATTTTTTCTGGTTTTTCGTGTTCCGTTCCAAATACTTGCATAAGCGTAACCACCTGTATGCAAAAACCATCTATAATTTGAAATTAAATCTAAATCCTCGTCATCAAATAAAACAGTGAAAACAACCCCTTTACTTCTTATTGTTATTTTTGCCATAAAATGTCCCTAATGAATTCCCATAGGTTTTTCAAAATGTCCGTGAGCCAGTTTCCTTCTGTGAGATGCTCGATTGGCTGTGCGACTTCTTTTTTTTGAATCCAGTACCTCTTAATTATTGCAGGCATATAATCAAATGCAACCTCCTTACACACAGAGGCATCTGGGCCGTCTGAATATGTATCGAAAACTGTGAATGAATCTTTGTTCCACTTCGTCATCAGCACCCAGTGATTGTCCGTTACTCCTTGTGGGTGAATATATTTTCCGTCCTTGAAGACCCACGCATATACCGATACACCCAATGGCGATGAGGTAAGTGCTTCTTCGATACTGGGTGCGATAGGGGTTACATATTCATGCAGGAAATCGTACTTGTCCAAGAACTCTCTAGCAATCTCATATAGTTTGGGCGGTATTGGCCCGTAGTATTTTTGAAACGTGTCTATGTCCTTAGTGTAGGGATATTCTCCCTCAAGAATGAGACCCACTTTGCGGATGTACTCGGCGACAACGTGCGGACTATTTCCACCTTCTTTTGTGCCAGAAGCGGCGGCTAAAAATCTATCGGAAAAGTTTTCTTTTATTCCATACTGCTTAAAAATCAGAGTCTCGATCGCATTGAGCGTGGCAAACGTGGCACAAGCGTAAGATTCAAAACCATTAGGCGATTGCAATTCTTTTTCAGGTGTATAATCAGTCCAATCACCATTAGGCTGTAAAATATCGAACGGCACTGGAGATGCACCACCGAAGACATAGTCTTCTGGTTTTTGTTCTTCAATTTTTAAACCGTAGTTTCTCATTGTCTTAATTGTATTAATTATTATAACTTGGAAAACTAATCAAATCAATATCAGTCAACTGATAGCCTCCTCCGAGTGTTGTCATCGCTGTGTTTATCGCAGTATAATTGTTCGTCAAACTTTGTCCACCGAGATTTGTTTCAAAACAAGATAACAAAACCAATTCATTATTTATCAAAACAAAAATAGGGTTACCAGAATCTCCTACAATTATAGTTTCATAAAAATCGTATCGGTCAGAATATGTGGTGTTGCTTGGAGTAGTTATTTGTATTTCTGAGTTAATTCGTGCACAGTTAGACACTAACAGTTTCTCTTCTTGATCGACAGACGCTATAGGTACATACAGCGGGTACGGAGCAAAGCCTGTGGAATAAGAAGCCAGATAGTTTGTGAAGTTTGTGGGTAGAGTTTTTGCGAAAGTAATGGTTCCAGGGACGTCGCTGTTTAGTAGACCAACTTGAATATCTGTTGATCCTATGCGTGTTTGTGATTGGAGTGTTCTCTCGATAATTTGATTGTCGTTCGTGATAAAACGAATAGTCGTGCCATTCGGATATGTGTAATGGTTTGCGAAAACTATATGTCTCGGGCTGATGAGCGTCCCCGCTTTTTTATTTCCAGCGTTGCTATTCCACGGGCTAATAGCTGTTAAATCGACATCTGAAGCCCAACAGTTCATGTTTCTGACGTAGACACCGCCAGAGTGGTTTTGTATCGTATAGATGGGCTTTGTGGTAGACGGCGTCTTTCCAGCGATCCTATCATCGATCTGGTGGCACATATTGTCCGCCAGTGAACCAACCACAAAGCGTGTATTCTCTATGGTGCTCGACGGCGTATTCTGACTCACTGCGACGTCAACCCATTTGTCAAGCACGTCTGTCCGAATAATTATCCGTACCGTGCCATCAGACACGCGGGTGACATTACCGTTCGAATCCACTGTGGCGACATCTTCGTCTTGGCTTTCGTATGATGGCACACCGTGCTTGATGGTGAGGCCTGTGAGACCTATTTGAGCTTCGT